CAGCTGCGATCAAAGATAACTACTGACACGTTTGCATTCTTCTTGATAGCTTCTAGATAGACCTTCCAGTAGTTAAAGGCTTCCTCATCACTGTTGGGTTTGCTGAAGTGCATGGTGACGGCGCCCGGGTTCGCCTCAATGATTTTCTTCACCAGTGTGGTTTTACCAGCCCCGTCAGGACCATCAATGATATAAAAAGTTGCCATTATTTATTTTCCTCCTCCTGGCATGCGGGACAGAGGTTAATCCACTCTCCATCATCCATGCCGTTATTGATATACTCTCGACTCCAACCAGCTGCCTTCAACTCATCCAAGGCCTCATCAAACGTGTCGCAGGGTTCAAGTTGCTCACCACAGCCATCACAGGTTGGAATCCGTTTGCCATATTCTCTTTCGATTGCCATCGTAACTTCCTCCTACTTGTTATACGTGCCGAGTACATTTCGCTCAATACGATCCTCAACACGTTTGTTCATCCACAGCAGGGCTTCCTCGATATGCGTAAGTGCAATTGCATTTTCTCTTGTAGCAAACTCCCCAGCCTGGAAGCACTGGAGTCGGTGCCTCACAATCTCCAGCAGATCAGTGTCAAGTACACCATGCTGTGAGGTTGCTTCTTTACGAGGACCCTTTTGAAACTTTATGCCCACGTAGTCAGACTCTGTTTCACTCAGTGGGACACAGATCATGTAGCTATGATGCGCACCACCAGGACCAATCTCATCTTCTGCATGTACAGTGTTGAGATTTTCACGCTTCTGAATGGTTGATAGTTTCATACTTCTTTCCTCCTAATCAGTTCAAATTTGGTATCAAGGATTGCTGTAGGCAGACCACAGTCATGTTGCTGCATGTAGTCATTTACTGCAGCATCGTATAAGAAGTGCTTGCAACTCATTTTGCCCTCATTGCAGCTACTATGCTGAATACACGAAGGACCAATGCCGTTGAACATCACGCTCAGGGTATCCAGCTCTTCCCAACATTTCAGCATAACGTACTGAGTCTCCAGTGAATTACGATTGCAAATACGCTGGCTGATCATGTGTTTCCACTGGAATGGCGTAGCCGAGATCATCAGTACGTTGCGCAGACCCTGGGGCATCATGTAGCCGGCGGCATCGTTGCCTATGTACTTAACGGCTGCTTCATACTCAGCAAACGCCTGTGCACAGCTTCTCAGATACTGTTTCTCGTGCCAGTCGTCAGTCACGCAGAGTGCTGCTGAGTTACTCTTGGCATCAGCCATGGTTACTTCATAAGGAACTACAAACTGTGCAGCTCCTGTATAGTCTGAATACTGCAGTGAACCAGACATGAACTTGACTTCATTCTGATGTCTGGTGATCTGCGCCAGGAAGCGCCGGGACGCGCCGACGATTGCTATGTTAATTACACCGAACTTCTGGATAGTTGGATGCGGGAGCGCTGTCATGTTTTCAACAGTAGTTTCGGTATACGGCTTATTGAGCAGAGTGAGAAAATCTTCCATATTACCAATCTTCTCTGCGCGCTGTGTAAGCCGGGCCATTGCTACCATTGTCTTCTCTGAGTCAACAACGGCTTCAGGATTCAGTACTCTTACCTGAATATTCTTCATAGTCTTTGACCGCCTTTCTTGTAGCATTTCTGATTTGCTCCGCCACATGGGGCTGGAGCTTTGAGAGATATGAGTTGTACTGTTCGAGTAGAACGTTTACTGTGATACCAAGCGTAACGATGTCTACATCGCAATCTACAGTAGTTACTTCCTTTCGCGGGTCATATGTAACTACAACCTTCTGCTTTGGGAAGTTATTCGCCTCGTCCAGTCCAACCTTTGGTTTTCCTAGGACTACTAGTTTCATTTGCTATCTCCCTGTAGAACCGTAACAACCAGTACCACGCTCTGTGTCTGTAGCTTCATCAGGCCTTATTCGTCTGAATTCAACAACGGCTCCAGATCTGATTACCAGTTGTGCAACTCTGTCCCCAACAGCAACCTCAATAGGTTTGTCACTTACGTTCCACATCACAGCATGGATTTCACCGCGATAGCCGCTGTCAACAGGATTGCTTACTGGCAGTAGCCCTTTCTTACCAATGGAGCCTCTGGGCTCGATATATCCGCCGTAGCCAAAAGGCACTTCAAGACCAAAGCCAAGCGGAATATCGATCATCTGCTGTGGTGCTACTGTACCACTAATTGTGGAGTACACGTCTGCACCAAAGTCATCAAAGTGCTTTCGCTCAGGTAAGTGAGCTGCACCAAAGTCAATAATGTTAATATGCATGCCGGTCCCTCCTACTTGATTCTTAAGGAATTGGAGACATTCACTGCAATACAGTCATGATATGCTTCGGGATACTTATCCATCAGTAGATCAAAATTGCAGCTCCGTCTAACCGACTTGCTCAGGACAATAGTATGCGAGGTTGTCAGGGCCTGAGTACTCTTGCCAAGCAGCAAAAAGATCTGTGCATACAAAGCATCCTTGACCTTTGTCAGTGTACCAATCTTCTCACGTAACTGACAATAGGCTTCAGTCAGTCTTTCACTCTCGGCATCCTCAAGAACTACTGGTGGCAACGTTTCATCCTGCGTATCTTCAGTGTTCTTGATTAGACCCTTGTCAACATCAGTGGCTTCGGGCTCGATGCCTTTCTTAACATAGTTGAGCCAGAAGTCTTCTGCTGCAGCCTTCTCTTTTGCAAAGATTGCAGCATCAGCAGGCATTGTATACCCAAAGAGTTTCTGCCCACCTACAAGACAAACCAGATCATACTGATCAAGACCGGTAATACCAGCATACCAGTTGGCCTGACAGATGTAATGGTAGGGTAGGGGGCCATCCTCCCAGACACTGAGGTTATATGCGCTGGTAGTCTTGATTTCAAGAATGCCTGTGATAAGCTCGCCTGCCTCATCAAGGGTGAATCCATCAATGTTTGCCAGTAACCACGGACTCTCGTCACTCTGTAGGATAACAGGAATATGTACCCACTTGCGGTTGTTCCTGAGACCCCACTCTGTGGCTACTGTAGTCTCCAGAAGATTTCCCCAACGAGCAGACTCGCTTTGCTGTGGTGGCTTGTCATCGAACATACCCATCTTAGACATCCAGATCTGTCTTGGGCTGCTCCAGTGGTTCTCGCCCATAATTGCAGCAATCTCTGAACCACCAATACCAGCAGTACGTTCTTTGAGCCACTCCTTTTGATCTTTCTCAGGTGATGCCACTGAGAATAAATGACAGCCCTTGAGCTGCACAAGGAACCTTGCCCATGTACTGGCTTCTTGTGTGCTTATGTCCGGGCGACCGGCTAGAATGAGCTCATATAGCTCTTGCTTACTTTGCATTATTGCGGGACCCCCTCAGACTGGGCAACCTGCACAGGAAGGACAGCGCACTGAATTGTGACAGTGAGAGTCTGCCCTTTGCTCAGATCAACCAGTTTTTGCTGAGCAGCTGGCTCAATTATAAAAGCCCGCTGTACAACCTGGTGTACAATACCGTTGGGCGGTATCACGACATCGCCAACCATGGGGATGGCTTCTTGGGTATCTACTTGCAGTAGAACCTTTCCTTCGTTTGGGTTAACAAAAACAATCCTTGTCATGTTGTCCTCCTTAAATTTCGCTATTCATATAGCGTTTTTCTCTTGCTGAACGAATCTCGGTCTCCGTCGGAGGCTCTGTAAGTAGCTGCTCAATGAAAGCTAATCCGAGAGGTGACCGCTTATAATCCTGTCCAGCTTTTTCTACAATGGAACTGCTTATCAGGAACTGCAGTAGGTTCTTAATTTCATCGCGATCCAGACCGGTTGCATCTTCCAGAGTATTTCGGTTGAAATATGGCATCTGATAAAGTGCTTTAACAACTTCCATAACAGACCGGCTTGCAAAAGGTATGGAGATGAAAGAGGAGCGGAGGCGCTGCATTGCAGCATCTGTAGTATCACTGTTTTCAAATTCATCTGCTGAGAACCTGTCATAACCAAGTGCCCTACTGTCATAGATACTGTTCAGATAATCAACTACAAACTTAACGTGTTCAGGTTTTACAATGACGTTTGTTCCATCATCAGTAGAGTATACACATGCTGCAGCTGATACCGATAGTCTGGCAAGTTTTAATCGCTGGTCTGCAGGTTCTACTAGAGGTATTCGGCTCGAGTATTTTTTGCCCATCTTGGAGGCATTTTCAAGGATTGCTTGAGTAGCTTCTGGTGTAAAGATAACGTTCTCGGGTCGCCGTGACCATGCCCACATTACGCGCATCTTGCATTTATCTGATGTGAACTTGTGCTCAATCTGTGGGATTTCGCTTATGCTTTTGTTTACGATGTCAGAATCAACTTCACCTGATGCAACTGCGATAGCAAAGTCAAGTCTTCTAACATCTTCTGCTTTTCCCCATAGTTTAAGCACACCAGACACACCGTAGTTTTCAGCGCGTAGTTGACGACCGTTTCGTGGGTTAGAGATGAAGATCATTCGTGTCCTTGATGTTGTCTCTGCTGTAACTACTCCTGTTGCTTTAGCTATACCAGAGGATCTAACATCTGACATTTTTGCAAGATCATCTTCGGACATACCGGATAGCTCATCTACTGTGAGTAGCCCGCCGTCATTTAGTGGCATTGCTCCCCACATTAACGACCAGTTGCCCTTGCTCCCAGTCTGCTGCAGATTGTAGACAAGTCCTGTACGTTTTGAAGATTCACCTGACAGTAACTCACCACTCTTGTAGTGTTGCATAAGTCGTTCTACAAGTGTGGTTTTCGCCTGACCAGAGTCACCAATGATAAGACATTCTGCCCAACCACGTTTCACTGGCTGCTCTTGGAAAATAAAAGAAAGCACCGAGTGGTATACCAGATCTACAGCATAAGCAACTCTTCGTCTGTCCCAGATGTACGTCACGTTACGCTCAAGATCAGCATGTATTTCTGCAAACTTTTGTTCTACTGTTTGCCCTTCAGCACACTGGAACTCTTTGAGCATCTCGTGGACTTCTGGCGTAATCTCAAGCTCATCCAGTAGATCCTTTTCAGGGATCGCCTGATCAAAGATATAAGTTGCTCGCTGTGTATTCGGGTCTGCATGCATGTAACCAACCAAAGTAAACCGTTTATTAGTAGGTAGATTGTTTCCCATTATGTAACCC